TCATGGCATCTATCGTACCCATGCTTGAGTTCACATGGTCAACACACCAAGCGTACATCGAACAGATTGACGAGTGGAAGCAAGACCATGAGGCTACGCAGACGTTTGGTACCGCATGGGGTAGGACAACTTTGTATGGCATACCAAAAGATATTGCACGAGACATCGTGACAAACACAGAGCACCCGTTACGTGTGGCAGTAGCCGCATTGATAGCACGAGAGACCGAAGGACATCGAGAGATTAAATCTGAGGAACAGTTGCGAGAGGTACGTAAGAAGTACAACTACGTCATGAATAAATTTTTACACATGCAAGAAACGAAAGAGGTATAACATGTCATACAGTCACATCACAGTAGCGCGTATCAATACAGATACGGCAGATTACATCAATCGGTTCAGCACCCGCATTACAACGCAGACCGAGGAAGCCGAGCAGATATTCACCAAGAACACACGGGTGATTGATGGCATGTACGTCAGTAAAAAGTTGGGTACGTTATGCGACGCTATTCTTAAGGTCAACCGCCATGTGAAGTTTGGTGTTGCCAAGCATACCAAGGGTGAGTTCGTTCACGGCACCAATCGTCAAGCACTAGCCGAGGCGTGGGTATACATGCCCGAGCATGAGTACGCCATGATGCGTGTGGGCTTTGCCGACTACGCTGTGAAGGGCAACATGGAAGGTAAGTTCGGGGTGTACTCACGGCTACTACAGAACGACAAGTTCAACCCACAACGCGATCAGTACTACATGGTAACGTCTGACGACATAGACCGCATTATGAAAACTGTAAAGAAGATAATGCGTCCGTACTCACCGCATGAGACGGCGAACGTGGTGTTCGAGCCATACCAAGGCAAAGTACACAGTAATGTGTGGAAGGCTACGTCCGAGGCGCGTGAAGCCAAGGATGCCACGATAGGTCTGAACGACTTACGCAATGAGTTGTTTGCACTGTATGACTTGGGCTACGAGTTCGCGTCCGTGACCTTGAAGGACAAGGTGGGCAAGTGGAAGAAGGCGGTGACCGAGATGACCGAGGCCGAGAACAAGAAGCGTAACGCATACTTTGTGAGTGTGATACTACGCGGTGACGAGTTGCTGTGCAACGTGATGACTGTGAACGATGTCAGGACGATACATAAGATCAACGAGGCAAGCATGTCACAAGTGTTCAAGATGGACGACTTGCCCGAGGACATCGCAGAGAAGGTCGCGACCTTGGGTATGGTAGACAAGGGACACTACGTCGAGGATGTAGGTATGAAGGTATCTGATACTACGTTTTGGATTGACCGCACATGAATAAGTTTGACGAAAGCGTAACCATCAATCAGGCCATACGCATCTTGGTAACGCAACCCATAACGAGGGACGATCGACTGCGCGTACTCAACAGGATATGGCAAGTGGATATACGCAGTATGTCTTATAGGATGCTAGAGAACATACCGCAGATAAGCGACGACAGCATCTACCGAGTAAGTGTTTGTCCTGATGGCGTTGATGTTGTTTGTTTCGGAATGGGTGTTGACACCATCCACGATGGGCATTATATTAACGTTGACGTTCTACCCAAATGGGTACAAGAACGCCTTGCTGTATTGATGATGATGACTAGCACCCCTCCAACAGAAGAAGTGGAAGGTGTTGGTCGCAGAATATCTCGTGACGTGTATTGGGTATACAAGCCCGATGGCGTTATGTGATACGTTGTTAGTGACTCACTAACATTTTTTAACTGAGAACGAAGGAAATTAAAATGCGTAGAAAAAAATCTGCTACCCAACGGGTACGTGAACTGATCGAGCAAGGCCACAGCAACAAGGATATTGTGGCTCAACTCAAATGCAAACCACAGGTGGTGTACAACGCACGCTATCAAATCAACAAGTCCAAGGGGCTTGGTGCGCTAAAGAAACAGGGAACTGGCATCTCTGTGCTCGCCACAACTCCCGTGTGGAATCCTCCCGCAATCATGCACCCTCCCAAGGTGTTACCAATCACTATGATCGAGCCGCCAACATTGTGGCAACGTGTCAAGGGGTGGTTCAGTGGCACAAACGCCTGAGTCAAAAGTCAAGGCTAAAGTAGTAGCCCAACTCAAAACGTTGGGTGCCTATTACTTCTACCCCGTCACAGGGGGATATGGCGGTAGCGGGGTGCCCGACATTGTTGGGTGTCTCCGTGGTAAGTTCTTTGCGATTGAGTGCAAGGCAGGGAACAACAAGCCGACCCCATTACAACAAAAGAACATTGACGCTATCACTAAGCAAGGTGGCTTGGTGTGGGTTGTCAACGAAGAAAACCTAAACGAAGTAACGAAAGTATTAGAGGCAATACCATGAACAACGAAAGACAAACTCCGTACGACACAGGCAAGGTCAAGATCGGGGTGCATTACGAACGCAAGCAACCGCAACAAGATGGTGGCGTGTTCGCTGACATGTTACAGACCGCGTTGATAGAACCGCCTAGACCTTGGTTTGACCGCATCATCCATCGTCTAAAAGTCAGACACTTCACGAACGTATGAGAATGACTGTAACCAAAAAGGTGCGGGTTACCCTGCGCGAAACGACTGACGGCCTAACCTTAGAAGAACTCTCTGAAGTGTCAGGCTGTACACGAACCAACGTCAGGAAGGTATTGAAAGCCATGCCTGACGTATACATTGACAGATGGGAGCCCGCGCCACGTAAGCAGTACAAGGCCGTGTGGTGCATTGTTATCCCGCCAACCGATTGTCCAAGACCTGATGGGAAAAACGAATGAGTGGTTTTGTTAGACGACAACTTAGCATTGGCGGTGACCGACAGCCCCTACACCAATACAAGTTATGTAATAAGTGTGAAGAGGCAAAGCCCCCGGAAGGTGGCGTACAGATGAGCCCTACTAGATGGCACTGCGCCCTCTGTTGGACTAAGCGAGTAACGATTGATAAACTAAATGGAGAACGAAGATGATAAACAATGAAGAACTGAACGAAGCCACTGCAATACTACGCGGTGCATGGAAACAAACAACCGAACACAAGGGCGGTTACTGTGTCGTGTGTGATAAGTGGGGGAAGATCAATACCCTGCCATTGACAGGAAGTATGGTCAAGGCGTTGATATGGTTACATCACGAGCACGTTTTATCGGGTGATAAGTGGATTAACGTACCTGCACGTGCGCCTCGCTACGTCATGCGTTCTTACTCTATATCTACTCTTAAACATTGGAATCTGGTGGCACAAAGATACGTACCGCCCCCGACCAAGGAAGAGATTAAGGAAGGTGCACCGCGCAAGACTAAGACATCAGGCATGTGGCAGATCACACCGCATGGTATTGACTTTCTGAACGAGGTGATCAAGGTTCCTAAGAAATTGTTTGTATACAACGATACCCGAGTAGGCGCAAGCGACGAATATATCACAGCACGTGAATGCTTTGAAGAAGAGTTCAACTACGACGAATTGATGTCAAGCACATACGCTCACAGGGGTAACTCACAACTAGACGATGGAGAAGAAGATGAATCTAATTACGCTTGACTTTGAAACTTATTACGACAAAGACTTTTCACTCTCAAAGATCACGACAGAGGAATACGTACGCAGTGATATGTTCGAAGTCATTGGTGTTGGCGTAAAAGTCAACAACGAAGAAACTGTGTGGGCAAGTGGTACGCATGAACAAATCAGGGATTGGTTGCAGAAGTCATTCAATTGGGCAGACTCGATGGTCTTGGCTCACAACACACTGTTCGATGGTGCTATTCTTAATTGGCGCTTTGGTATTTATCCTCGTGTTTGGCTTGATACTTTGTGCATGGGGCGTGCTCTACATGGTGTGGAGGTGGGCGGTTCACTCAAGGCGTTGGCAGAGAGGTACAAGTTGGGCGAGAAGGGCACTGAAGTTGTAAACGCCCTTGGTAAACACCGCACCGATTTCACCGAAGAGGAACTGTCTCGCTATGGTGATTACTGCATCAACGATGTGGAGTTAACGTATGCGCTGTTTAACAAGATGGCACGTAAGTTTCCCAAGCAAGAGTTGAAGATCATTGACCTGACCCTGCGCATGTTCATTGAGCCACGGCTTGAGTTAGACCTTGAGATGCTTGAGCAACATTTGGTTGAGACCAAGGCACGTAAGGAAGCGTTGCTTGAGAGTAGCGGTGTGGACAAGGCTGAACTGATGTCCAATGACAAGTTTGGCGAACTGCTCAAATCGTTTGGTGTTGTACCGCCCATGAAGATCAGTGCTAAGACAGGCAAAGAAGCGTGGGCGTTTGCTAAGACAGACGAAGAGTTCAAGGCGTTGGCTGATCACCCTGACGACAGGGTGCAAGCATTGGTTGCCGCACGTCTTGGCACTAAGAGTACGCTAGAAGAAACGCGTACACAGCGGTTCATTGACATTGCCAAGCGCGGTAGTCTGCCGGTTCCGATCAGATACTATGCCGCACACACTGGCAGGTTCGGTGGTGATGACAAGATCAACATGCAGAACTTACCAAGTCGTGGAGCGAATGGTAACAAGTTAAAGAAGGCGATCATTGCACCCGAGGGCTACACAATCATTGATGCTGACTCTGCGCAGATTGAGGCGCGTGTGTTGGCTTGGCTTGCAGGGCAGACCGACTTGGTCATGGCGTTCTCTGAAGGTAAAGATGTTTATAAGAAGATGGCGTCCGCTATCTATGATAAACCCGAGTTCGAGATTACAAAGGATGAGCGGTTTGTAGGTAAGACTACGATTCTTGGTGCGGGTTACGGCATGGGCGCAGTCAAGTTCCAAGCCCAACTAAAAACCATGGGTGCCGAGGTGGAGATAGAAGAGTCCCGACGCATCATTGACATTTATCGCAGGACAAACGATGCCGTGGTACGTCTATGGCGTCAGGCTCAGAACGCACTTGTGAACTTGTCAAGGGGTGATTCATCTCCGCTTGGCCGGGCTGGTGTGCTTGAGTTGGTTCCTGCTGAGTGTGCAATCCGCTTGCCGAGCGGTCTGTTGATGCGGTATGACGACCTGCGGTTCACCGAGACAGACAAGGGGGTGGAGTTCCACTACCAAACCCGCAAGGGTCGCACCCGTATTTATGGGGGAAAAGTTATTGAGAACGTATGCCAAGCCATTGCAAGGTGTATCATTGCAGAGCAGATGTTGCGTATTGGTAAGCGATACAAGGTTGTACTAACAGTTCATGACGCGATCGCCATTGTCGTACGTAACGTTGAGGTCGAGGAAGCCAAGTTGTATGTAGAAGATTGTATGCGTTGGGTTCCCGAATGGGCCACGGGCCTCCCCGTGAATTGTGAGTCAGGCTATGGCAAGTCATACGGAGATTGTTAATGGATAAGTTACCGGCGTGGTCGTTTTCGTCGATCAAGACATTTGAGCAATGCCCCAAGAAGTACTACCACTTAAAGGTGGCCAAGGACTTCAAAGAGCAGGAGACGGAAGCGATGCACTACGGGACACGTTTCCACGAGGCGGCTGAGTTCTACATCAAAGATGGCACCCCCCTACCCGAGCCGTTCAAGTTTGCGAAGGGGGCGCTGGACAATCTTAACCAACTGCATGGTGAGAAGTTATGCGAGTTCGAGATGGGACTCACCGAAAACCTTGAGCCGTGCGATTTCAAAGACCCGAACGTGTGGTGGCGAGGTATCGCTGACCTGATCATCCTTGACCGAGAGAAGGGCGAGGCGCGGGTGCTTGATTACAAAACAGGCAAGTCTGACAAGTACGCTGACAAGGGGCAACTTGAACTCATGGCCTTGGCTATATTCAAGTTCTTTCCCGAGATCAAACGCGTCCGAGGGGGCTTGCTGTTTGTCATTGCGCGATCATTTCCCAAGGCAAATTATTCCAAAGAGGACGAGCCCGTCTTGTGGCAGAAGTGGCTTAGGGATTATGATCGCATGAAGTTTGCGTACACCAGTAATGTGTGGAATCCACGTCCGTCAGGGCTGTGTAAGAAACATTGTGTGGTGTTGAGTTGTCCACATAACGGGAGGGCATGATGCCATATACCAAATCACCTAGACCTTACAAACACGAATACGAGAAGCAAAAAGATCGAGGCGAACACCCCGATCGGATGGAACGCCAACGTGCGCGTAGAAAGATGGATGCTAGTTCCCCCGACAAGAATGGCAACGGCAAGGCCGACAAGCGAGAAGGCAAGGACATTGATCACGTCAAGATGCTGTCAAAGGGTGGCTCCAACAAAACGGGCGTACGTCTGCTGACACCTGCAAAGAACCGAGCACGTAATGGCCACAGCGTTCGTGAAGCGGGTGGTAAAAAACCGTGACCCCCCTGATCACAATCAAAGTTCCTGATGCCGTAGTGTATGGGAACTTTCTATCCACAACCGAATGTGCTGAGTTGATAGCCCATGCCGAGGGGCACATGAAGTTCTCTAAGGTTGTTGACCGCGCATCGGGCAAGCCCGTGTTACATGAAGCCCGTACAAGTTCATCTATGTTCTTGAAGCGTGGGCAGAACGACCTTGTCACATGTATTGAGCAACGTATCAGTAACTTGACCGGACTGCCCGTAGAGAATGGTGAAGGTATTCAAATTCTGCGCTACGACGTAGGGCAAGAGTACCGCAAGCACTACGACTACTTCAACCCTGAGCGTGAGACAACACCACATCACATCAAACGTGGTGGGCAACGTATTGCTACGTTGCTGATGTACTTGAATACACCGGACGGGGGTGGTGCGACAACGTTTCCACATGCGGGTATATCCGTACATGCGAACGAAGGTAACGCCCTACTTTTCCGCTACGATACACCAACCCCTGCCACAAAAACATTGCACTGCGGTGAACCTGTTACGAGTGGCGTTAAGTGGGTGGCAACAAAATGGTTGCGACAATCAAAATTTGCTTGACGGCAATTCAATGATAGGTTAGATTAGAATTTAATAGAACGGCAGTCAGGTGTGAGTGTGCCGTTCGGGGTGTTTGATGTTGATTGTTTTCAACCCTTTAACCGCACCAGTCAGCATGCGCAAACACTTTCGAGCGTAGGAACTGACAAGAGTAAGTTGGTATATCGAGCAGATTGGAGACCCCATTCTGCTCGATATGCTTTATAAAAAATAAGCGAGAACGAATTGGAAATCATAGATAACAAGGCATTGTTGTTGACACTGCGCAACCCGCAACGTGTCACTACAGTCATTCCGAAGAGCAAAGAACTAAACAACAATCAAGTTGTTGTCAAGTGGGGTTTAGACGAAGCCCAAGTTCTGCGCAACCTTAAGATCAAAGGGGTGCCTAGTCCCATCTTGGGACAGTACAACTGGCCGGGTCAGTACAAACCCTTTGAGCACCAAAAAACAACGTCCGCTTTCCTTACCCTCAACAAACGTGCGTTCTGCCTAAACGAGCAGGGCACAGGCAAGACAGGCTCAGTCATTTGGGCGGCAGACTATCTGCTTAAGCAAAAGCGTATTCGACGTGTGCTAGTGATCTGCCCCTTGTCAATCATGGACTCCGCATGGAGAGCCGACCTATTTAAGTTTGCCATGCACCGCTCGGTGGACATTGCTTATGGCGCAAAGAACAAACGTCAAGCCATCATTAACGGCGCATCAGAATTTGTAATCATCAACTACGATGGTGTTGAGATTGTGGCCGATGACATATCACGGGGCGGGTTTGACCTGATTGTTGTAGACGAGGCTAATGCTTATAAGAACAGCATGACGAAGCGGTGGAAAGTATTGAACGGCCTTATCAAACCCGATACGTGGTTGTGGATGCTAACGGGTACCCCTGCCGCGCAATCCCCCCTTGATGCTTACGGCTTGGCTAAGTTAGTCAACCCCCAAGGTGTGCCACGTTTCTTTTCATCCTTTAGGGACATGGTCATGCTCAAGCTGACCAACTTTAAGTGGATGGCTAAAGAGAACGCAACAAACACAGTGTTTAACGCCCTGCAACCTGCTATCAGGTTTACCAAGGATGAGTGCTTAGACTTACCGGACATGACGTATGTCAAGCGAACAGTCGAGTTGACCAAGCAACAGCAGAAGTACTACGACCTATTGAAGAAGCGCATGGTGGTACAGGCCGCAGGGGAAGATATTACGTCAGTGAATGCTGCCGTGAACATGAGCAAACTCCTACAAATATCTTGTGGTGCGGTGTACACCGACACGGGCGAAACCGTTGAGTTTGACATCAAGAATCGCTATGCCGTACTGAAAGAAGTTATCGAGGAAGCAAGCCAAAAGGTGCTGGTGTTTGTGCCCTTTAAAAGCGTGATCACTATCCTGACAGACAAACTCAATGACGAAGGTATTAAGACTGAAGTAATCAATGGTGATGTGCCTTTGAACAAACGCACCGACATCTTTAACAGGTTCCAAACCAACCCCAACGACACACGGGTGCTTGTCATTCAACCTCAGTCAGCCGCCCATGGTGTAACCCTGACAGCCGCAAACACTGTGGTGTGGTGGGGGCCAACTTCATCCCTTGAGACCTACGCACAAGCCAACGCCCGAGTGCACCGCTCGGGTCAGCGACACCCAACAACAGTGGTACAACTCGTCGGGTCAGGTGTAGAAAGACACGTATACAACTTATTAGATAATAAAATAGACGTTCACACAAAAATAGTTGATCTTTACAAAGAAATACTTGAATAATGGAGGAAACGCCACTATAATATAAATCCCAACAACCAAACGGAGAACGAAATGACAGAAGAAACAGCCAAAATACCAGTTGAAAAATTGGTCAAGGTATATTTGAAGATGAAGGCCAAGCACGACGAAGCCCGTATCGCCTACGAGGAAGGGGAGAAAATCCTTAAGGGTCAGATGGACAAAGTCAAAGCGGCTTTACTTGTGTACTGCAAGGAACAAAACATTGAGAGTGTGCGTACGGAAGAAGGTTTGTTCTACCGCACTGTCAAGGCTAACTATTGGACGAGCGATTGGGAGTCCATGCGTAAATTTATTGTAGAGCAGGGTGTCCCTGAACTTCTACATGAGCGTTTGCATCAGGGAAACATGAAACAGTTCCTTGAAGCCAACCCCGATCTGCTACCACCGGGTCTCAACGTGGATAGCGAATACACCATAACTGTACGGAGGAAATGATGACAGAGCCGTTTGTGCCAATCGAAGCGTTGGCTAAACACTTCACGGTCTCAGTCTCAACTGTACGTGCTTGGTTGCGTCAGGGCTATATCCCCAAAGATACATACGTGAAAATAGGTAACACCTATCGTTTCAATGTGTCCCAAGTGGTAGCCGCCCTGTCTAGCACACCCAAGGACGACGTGAAGATGATTGAACCTGACACTGGACTACCCGTCCAACTTGAATTTGATTTTACAACCACTGACAAAGATATTTAACCGGAGAACGAAATGAGCGATTTAACAATTTTTGGTAAACCCAACAACGCCGCCCTTGCATTACTTAGCGGTATCGAAGACAACCTGACAAGTACCCTTGCGGGTAGCACAGGTAGCGGCAATCGTCGCATCTCCATTGAAGGCGGTGCATTCCGCGAATTCATTGGCGGTAAAGAAGTTCGCGTTAGCGAAGATCGTGCAATGAACGTTGTGTTGGTTAATGCCGCACCCGTATCCCGTATGTTCTTTGAGGGCGTGTACCAAAAGGGCAAGATCACAAAGCCAACATGTTGGTCGTCTGATACTCAACGCCCCGACTCCGCTGTTCCACAAGATCAGCGTCAGGCGTCATTCTGCAAAGACTGCCCACAACACGTTAAGGGCTCTGCATCGAGTGGTGAAGGCCGCGCTTGCCGATTCCAACAGCGTATTGCTGTGATGATTGAGAGCGAGTTAAGCAAGCAAGAAGTCTATCAAATCAACCTGCCATCAACATCAGTGTTCGGCGATGCAGAAGGTAAGAAGATGCCACTGCAAGCCTATGGTCGCTACCTCAAGGCACACAACACACATGCCATCAGCATCGTGACCGAGATGCGTTTTGACATTGACAGCGCAACACCTAAGTTGATCTTCAAGCCAGTACGTGCATTGGAAGAGCACGAGTTGAAAGCCGCCTTGGAGATGCGTGATCACGCTGATACTGTTAAGGCAATCACTTTGAACGTGTCACAGATGGATGGTGTGATTCCTGCACCGAAAGCCATTGAAGCCGCACCTGCACCCAAGGCCGCACCAAAACCTGCCAAGGTTGAAGCCGAGGAAGTTGTGGAAGAGCCCATCAAGGTAACAAAGAAGGCCGCAACCCCTGCGGCTGAGAAATCTGATATTGCTGACATCGTGGGTGATTGGGACGACTAAAAGATTTGGGGGGAAAGCCGTTTTATACTTTTTGAAAGCTTGTAGACGGGCGGTTAGTACCCCCACCTTTCGGTTATCTCATTCACTTTAACTATCGGCGGATATGGAAACTAAAACATTTTTGGAGGCAGTGTTGGGAGACGCTGGGTTCTACTGTGTCTTTGCGGGTCGTTTATCAGACGAACGCAAGGTGCAGAAGTTCTACAGTTCTCTCGACGAAGTTATCCATGCCGCTCACAATTTGGACAACGAAGGTTATGACGCTTATTTTGCACTCGGTACGTTTGAAGAGGCGGGGTCTCGTAAAGTACCCAACGTAAAACAACTTAGGTCGTTCTTCTTAGATTT